TCATTGACGTGATAGCAGTATCAGGGGATTGGACTAATTATGCTGCTTTATCATTAGATCCTAAATGGTCTCAATACTTCACCAATAACGGATTCATAAAAAGTCAAATAGATTCTTTCCTTAGCCAACAGGATGTTAATATAGTTACTTCAGTAACAGGATGTATTATTCCAGACTTCGTTGATCTTAACGGTGTTAATCAATACATCCAGACTTTAGTAAATGCTGATTCTCCAGCAACAGGTTTATTCTGTGCTATTGACGAACAAGCATTCGATAATATTTGCTCTAATCCATATCAAATCGATCTAGTTGGTAATCACCTTATCGATGAATTATCAGGAAATAGAGATTTGGCTAACCCTGCGATTAACTTCTTAAGTTACGACCAGGCATTAGTTGCTGATTACCTTTACACACAAAATGTAATAGGAGTTACAGGAGCTACTGGATTCGTTGGTCCTACCGGAGCTACTGGATTCACCTCTGGTATGAACACAGGTACTTTATTCACAATCAACGCAGGAACAACAGCAGGTATTGCTTATCAAGCTTTTGCCGCTTATGATCCTAATGCTTTTGATGGAGGATTACACTATCTACAAACTTCAGGAACTACTGGAGCTGCTGGATATTTAAGTAGTGCTACACAAAAGAATGAGCTAAAAACTTTCTTGACAGTTAACTCTTCGGATGACCAAAAATACATAATCGGTATCGTAGAAGGAATTTCAGGAGCAACAGGATCATTAATTAACCAATTCTCTTTGCATGATTTGGTTAAACTTAAAGTTACTGGAACTAGAGACGTTAGCGGGGAGCTTAGAATATTCTTCTCACACCCATTAGATACAGCTTTCTATAGATCTCAAGGTATAACCGTATCACCTGTTTATAGCTTAACGTCTTACAACACAGGGGCTTCAGGAAGTGCTAAACCTTTCTACCCTAATGCTTATCAATTCGGTAACTCTGATTACTTGGATATCGTTAGTAATGTACCTACACCTAACGGTGTAACCGGTCCTAATGCTGTTAATGGAACATCAAGAGTTCTACAAGCCTATAACGCATCTCCTTTATTCCAGAATGTTAAATATTCTGAACTTGCTGACGGAGACATCGTTTGGTTAAATTCTTCTGGATCAAACGTTAACTATCTTAGCTTCGAAAACACAGTGGACAGGGATCAATTCAATTATGTCAATACAAGATCTCACACAAACGTTTCTTTAGCTGGTAATACCATAAATAATATAGTTTTATTTGGTACTACTTATGCTTCTGATAATATCGGTACATCGGTAGGTGCTCAACAATTTGATATAATTTCTCAAGAGGGATCAATTAATGAATTTGTAGATTGTACTAGAATAGACACAACATCATTCTTAGTAACAGAAGATTCAAACGGAAACGTACCTCTATCGGTTGGCGATTTGGTAGTATGTACTGATCTTGACATTTGCGTACCTGCAACAGGTAACCAACAAAACAGATTAGCTAAGATCACTACAGTTGCTTCAACAACTACCGCAGGAACATATAGAGTAGTATGTGCTAGACCAATACTTTATTATTCTGGAGAAGGCAATATGTCTAGAGTTCAGAAATTCCAATCGATAGCTCAATTCACAAGATCTTTCGATTTCGCTTATCTTTCTGGATTTACCATGAAGGAATCACACAGACCTAACGGTACTGATGCTAGAATTTCTGAAATACTTGATGTTATGTATGACACTAACATCGCTAAGACACTAGCTTCTAAGGACGTAATATCATTCAGATACGTAGTAGATACATTCTCTGGGCAGATCTTACCTAACTCTAAATACCAGTTAAGCAGATTAGCAATGATCAGACAGCAATCGCTTGCTCTTATCAACGCACCTTCTATGGCACAATTCCAAGCTAGTACGGATCCTAGATTTACTAATGCCCCTACAGCTTCTAATCCTTACCCAAGCTTAAATACTGCTTATATCGCAGATGGAGGTAACTTATCATTAAATCCTTCTTACACGTTTAGCTTACCTAGTGAGGCAGAAGGATCTAAATTCGCTGCATTCTACTCACCTTATATTACTATCAGAGAATCTAATAGAAATATAAACGTGCCACCAGCTGCTATGGTATCTAACAACTTCGTTAGAAAATTTGCTACTGGCGAACCTTATGCAATCATCGCAGGTCAAAAAAGAGGTATTCTAAGCGGTGGCGGTAATATAGTAGGAGTTGAATATGACTTTACAGATGAGGACAGAGGAAATCTTGAACCATTCGGAATTAACCCGATTATCAAGAGAAGAGGAATAGGAGTGGTAATATTCGGTAACCAAACAGCTTATCAGCAAGTTAACTCTGCGTTCAACTTAGTTCACGTAAGGGATCTTTTAATAAGCATAGAGAGTGACGTTCAATCTATTCTATCTAATTACCTATTTGATTTCAACGATGATTCAATTAGACTTGAGATTAAAACATTAGTAGATAATTACTTAGACGGTGTAAGAGCCGGAGGAGGAATCTACAACTACCAAACTGTTATGGATGCTTCTAATAACACTCCAGCAATCATTGATATGAATATGGGAATCATAGACGTTATCATTGAACCTGCTAGAGGTATACAGAAATTCATTAATAGAATTACTGTTACCAGAACAGGTGGTATAGCAGCAGGAGGCTTTACCCAATTCGTATAATGCGAATTGGAGCCTTTTGGGCAACTAAGATAAATATAAACTGAATATGGCAGGATTATCACATTATCAAAATTCATTATCAGCAATAAACAAATTCGAACCTGTTTATCTGAACCAGTTTGAGGTTACAGTTATACCTCCTTCTGCTGTAGCTGGTGGAGAAATTCTACTTCAGCACGTTACGAAGGTAGGCGGACTTACCCTAGATAAAAATCCAGGTTTAGTTACACAGAAATATAAGTTTGCTAAAAGGAACTATGCTGGAGCTAAGCCTGATAATACCTATATGGATTTAAGCTTAAGCTTCACAGTCAACTTGAATGACGATAACTCAATGTATGTTTTTAAAACATTGAGACAGTGGAGTGATTTGATCTATAACCCTTTAACAGGAGCAATGGGTCTTAAAAATGACTATACGGGTACTGTCGTAGTTTCTATTTTCAATAAGCAGGGAGACGTTTTCAGAAGAATAACATGTAGAGACTGTTACCCAACTAAGGCAATAAGTGAAATGAATCTTAACTACACATCAACTGATATATTCAAAATAGATGATATGACTTGGGCAGTTGATTACTGGGAGGATTTATTCTTATAAAAAAACACAAAAAATAAATGGCAGGTTTACCACATTTCACAAACTCCAAAGCCGCGATAAACAACTTCGAACCGGTTTATCTTAACCAATTTGAGGTTTTGATAACACCTCCTTCTGGTATAGTAGACGCTAATACGACTTTTAAAGGAGAATCAATTTTAACCCAACAGGTTAAATCTATAACAGGTTTAGCTGTGGATATTCTAGCAAACGGAAATGTTGAACAGACATATAAATTTGCTCAAAGAAGATATGCTGCAGGTGAGCCAACAACGAGTGATATGACGTTAACTATGGAATTTGAAGTTAACTTAAGTGACACTAATTCAATGACACTTTACAAGATACTTAGACAATGGAGCGATTTAATCTATAACCCTTTAACGGGAGCAATGGGTATTAAGAGCGACTATGTTGGATCTATGGTAATCTCAATATTTAATAAAAGAGGAGACGTTTTCAGAAGAATAAGAATACCTTCTTGTTTCATAAGTACAGCTATTAACGACATGCAGTTAGATTACGAGAATCCTGCTATCTATACCGTAAGTACATCATGGATATGCGATTATTGGGAAGACCTATTCATATAAACTATATTATCGATTAAATACTGAAGGAGACGAATTAATTTGTCTCCTTTTTTGTTTTTTGTTATATAATAAGAAAAAAGAAGTAAATAATGGATAACAACATTTCACCGGAAGAAATACTTAGAAGAAAAGAAATTGCGGGAGGTATAGAATATGACGATCCCCGAACTGTTTCAGAAGAACCAATAAAAGTATCTCAGGTTCAAGAATTGTCGCCTAGGAACGAGACAAATCAACAACAATTCCAGCAGCCAATACCACAGCCAGTACAACCAATACAACAACCAGTACAACAACCAGTACAGCCAATACAAAACGAACAACCTTTATCATCTTTGGGTAAAGCTCAAAGCGTAAATAAGCCAGTTTCTTTTGAAATGGGATGGAAGAATATTCCGATAGAAATTTTACCCTCGAGGGGGATGTATTATCCAGAGGGAACTAAAATTGCTATTAGAGCAGCAGAGGTAAGGGAGATTAGACATTTTTCCACTATAGACGAGGATGATAAACTGGACATCGAAGAGAAATTAACACACATTATAGACAGATGCTCCAGAATGGATTTTCCTGGCGAAGGCGTAGTTTCTTATAAGGATCTTAAACAAGAAGATCGTTTCTTTATTATAATGGCTATTCGAGATCTTACTTTCGTAAAGGGCGAAAATTCAATAATACTCAAACCACAAAAAACTTGTAATCAAACTAAGGAATGCCCATTTAATGACGGGATAGAACTTAGAACCGGTGTACTAAGCTCATATGATCTAGATGAACAAGTAGCTAAGTACTATAATGAAGAGACTAGAGGCTTTGTTTTCAATATCAAAAAACTCGATAAGATAATAGAATTACACATTCCTAGTATAGGAGTAACCCAGGAGATAACGTCATTCATAAGCGAGTGTGCTAAGAAAAACATTGATATTGATGAAGGGTTTCTTAATATAGCACCTTTCATGTTTAGCGAATGGAGAGATCTAAATTTCCAAAGAATCCTTTCCAAAATGAGAGAAAGCGATTACTGGACCAAGGAAGAATTTAGCTTATATTTTGAACTTTCAGAAAGAATCAAAATGGGAACGAAGCTAGAGGTAAATCAAAAGTGCCCAGTATGCGGTGATATGGAGGTCACCGCTAGGATAACCTTTCCCAACGGGCTCAGATCTCTTTTCGTTATTTCAGATATCTTTAGAGAACTTCTTTGATATTAAATTTAGACTGTGGAGAGAACATGGTCTAGATCCTGAGTGGGTTGAAAGTATCCCATTCTATGAATATCAGATATGGATAGATAAGCTTAACGATGCCATAGAAGTTGAGAATGCTGAAGCTAAAGCTCAAAGCGGTCTCAAAGAGGTGTTTAGTTTCGGTAAGTAATCTTATTGAAATATATAGATATAATATCCAAACTAAATGGCAGATTCTAATCAAAAATTGTTTTCGCAAATAGCCGATCTAGGGAGAAACATAAACTCTCTAGCTGATTCTATTAAGAAAAATACGTCCGCTACTGAGTCTTTGATCTCTGCAACAGATAAATCTGCGAAAAGCGAAAAGGAGTCAGCTACGGCTTCTAATAAGGCTGCTACGGCTAATCCTAAAGAAGTAAAGGAAAGTAATAAAGATGCTGGTGGAATAAAGGACCTTACTAAAATGATTTCCAGTCTTTTTGGAGAGAAAGGACCTTTAATGAGTAAACTAGCGGATATGCCAAAGGGATCTGCTCCTAAGAGTGAAGCACCTAAAGTTTCAGAAGCTCCAAATAAGGATTTTAGTAATATCGCAGGTGGTCTGAAAGGAATAATCAAAGCATTCCAGGAAGGGGGTGTAGCCAAGAAAGAAGGAAACTACCTGGTAGGTGAGAATGGACCAGAGGTGGTGAAGCTACCCAAGGGAGCGGGGGTAATTCCGATTAATGTGAAGGATTTAATGGAAGGTCTAAAAAGCGTTCCCGAATTAGCTGATCTTATAAAGGATAAGGACACGATAGATTTTTACGGAAACACGAATTCACCTTCTGTAATAGACAAAGAAGGTATGATGATGAATTTAAAAAAGCTTTCTCGTAACTATGAAAAAATGGGTGACGATGCTAAAGACGAGGCTAGTGCAAATAAATTTTCAAATTCACAGGATATTATCGATGCTTTATTTGAACTTGGTAAAAACGGTATAATAGACGAGATTAGCAGAATAGAAAAAGAGGATAATGATCTAGTCGAAAAATCTAAACTTAAAGAGCATGAGATCTATAACAGAAATAAATTATCTGGTGATATACTGAACGATTCAACAAAGGATGGTGGTTATTATAACAGTCTAACTATAGCTAAAGCTAAACTTCTGGCAACTCAGACCCTTTTAAACAAAAGCAAAAAAGAGGAATCTTCAGAAAAGGTGCCGGGTGAAATTTCCGATAAGCTGGTAAAAGAAACTGAAGCTGAGATAAAAAAACAAACAGCTGAACTTAAAAAATCCGAAGAGGTTGTAAATCCCAAGGAGGGAAAAAAGGAAAAGAAGGGACTTTTCAGTAGGAAGAAAAAGGAGAAAGGCAAAGAGGGAGAATCTAAAGAAGAAGATAAAGGTGCTTCGTCTGAAAAAGAACAACCTGCTTTAGAAAAGAGAGGTCCCACATTACTTTCCAAAATTGGAGCTGGTGCAGAAAGTGCTTTATTCTCAGCAGCTGGTAAGGCAACAGAAAGTTTAGGTGTAGCTGGACCTTTAGCTAAAAAGGGGATAGGAGCTCTAAAGGGTGCTATAGATAAAAAAGGTGGATTGGACGATGTATTCTCGAAAAAAGCGGAAACCAAAACCGGATTAGAAAAGAAATCTACTGCTGCTCCGTCAATGGGTCCGAATGCAAAACCGGCCTTAGTTAGCGATGTTAAAAAGCTTACCCCTGTGGCAAAGAAAGAAGCTGCTAAAACACAGGAAGCACCAAAAGAAATTAAACCTGCCGAGACCAAACCAGCTTCGCCATCATCCCCCACTACTGAAACTAAAAAAGAAAGTAGCAAAAAACCTGAATCCTCTGAACCAGATAAAAGTGGATTAGGTAGTAGCCAGGACATACAGGATATAAAAAATGCACTTACCAGAATGGCTGGACTTTTAGAAGGCACATTAACAGTTTCAGTTTTAGATCAGCCATTTAGGCCTGATTCTAGAAGGGTTTAAAAAATATCTAGAAATATTTTTTTTTCTCGTACCTATTCCTTATGTTTGTAGAAATTATAAACTAATGGAGTTATCTACCCTATTGAATTACTCAGGCCGAGAAATTGTCCCTTCAGATTTTGATTTCTCCAATCCAGATTTCCTTAACATAAACAATTGGAGTGTTAAGAAAATTGGAAAAACATTTGACATATCGTGGGATCATTCCGACGTCATCCAAAAAAGTCCTTTATACGGAGACAATATAAAGGCAATGAAAAACGATCTCATCTATTTACAGATGGCCAAAACGTGGGGAAAAAATTCTCACTGTAAAAGAATGCAGGTTGGATGCTTAATGGTAAAGGATAAATCTATAATCTCGGATGGGTATAACGGATCTCCTACAGGATTTCCGAATATTTGTGAAGATGAGAATATGGTTACCCTGCCATATGTTCTACACGCCGAAGCAAACGCTATAACAAAACTTGCAAAGAGCACACAGAGTTCTGATGGGTCTACAATATACGTGACTCTTTCACCTTGTTTTGAATGCTCCAAACTGATAATCCAATCCGGGATAAAGAGGGTAGTTTTTTCGGAAGTTTATAGAAAACCAGAGTCCCTTCCGTTTCTGATAGAGGCTGGAATAGAATTATACAAAATTAACCAATTTGACCAAATTTAAAAGATGCAAAAAGAAACCAAAGAGACCAACATCCAGACCTTAGCAGAAGATTTTATTTTAAAGAAAACCGACAAGTCATTTAGCGATTTATTTAACAGGCTTAAACCTGGAGTATCCAATCATTGTTTTTTGATACTTAAGGATATGGAATTAGCTGAAGATGCTTTTCTCAATACCATGTCCAAAATATGGCTTAAGATAGATCAATATGATATGGAGAGAGGTAATTTTTCTACATGGTGTTATAATATCGCCAGGAACGAATCTCTCCTACTTATGAAATCAAGAAAAAGACTGATTGCCCACGAGGACGGAGATCTTGAGTATCTTTCTTCCAAAAACACAATCGGAGATATTGGGGGATTCTATACTATCGAAGATGATCCGGCATACGGATTTTTTAGTGAAGAAAATACCATTGACTCTGTGTATGAATCCGTTTTGGACGAGATCAGATCACTTCCCGAAACTTATCGAGATATCATGATTGATAGGGAAATAAACGGAATGAAGTATAAGGATATTGCGGAAAAGTATGGTATCAAGAAGAGATCTATCGCTACTAGGATAAGAAGAGCTAGGGGTAGAATTAGGAAAAAGATGGACGGGAAACATTAATCGATAATACCCGTATAAAATATAAAGTAAAGAATATGTGGCTAGCTATATTAAATTTTTTTAAAGTTTATCGAGACGTAAAAGTTTATCGAGATTATCTCGGTGTGATAAAGAAAGAATATTCGGAATCTCCTATATGGACTAGAAAAGGAATGAGGATTGATTGGTTCGGTAGAATCTACACTGTGGTCAACCTTCCGCCGGAGGTTATATTTTCTGCTGATTTACCGAAGGAAGCAAGACCATCCTTCGTTATGAATGAGATAAAGCCGATTAATGATTATTTGAAAACCATTAATGTAGAAGAAATTATAACTCTTTGGATAGAACCAATCAAGGGAACTAATGAAGAATCATATCTAGTGGTTTATCAATATGTTTTTAGAGAGCTGAGCTGGATGTGGATATTCAGATTTATTTTAGAAATCGGACTAATCCTATTCGCTATAGCAAACAGGAGTTACATAATTAATTTGTTTTAATGGATCATAGACTGATTAGTGCTAAAAAAGAAATAGAGAGAAAACTCGAAGTGTTCAATGACAGAAATTTCAGTTTTGATGAACCTACCCACGTATACCGATATAACACTTCTAAGTTTGATTCAGTAACAACTTTTCTTAAGACTTTCAAAGTTCCTTTTGATAGAGAATATTGGTCAAAAAGAAAAGCAGAAGAAAGAGGTGTAGATGTTTCAGTTGTCCTTAATGAATGGCAGGGAAAGGCAAATGTTGCAAATAGTCTCGGTACGAGAGTACATAAATGGATAGAGGATTTCTGGAGTGGAAAAGCTCCGATGATACCAGAGGATGATGAAGTGTTAAGAGAAAGAATTGACAAGTTCATGGAAATTCATGACAAGAGACTAAGCGTTCTTTTACCACTCAAATCTGAGCTAAAGATATTTTCCCGAAAATGGAGATTGGCAGGAACGATAGATCAGCCATTCCTTTTTTGGGCAGAGGATCATAATAAGCCTTTTTTGTTAATAGGTGACTGGAAGACCAACGGGGACTTTAAACACGACGAGCACCCTAAGGGTAGATATAAAAAGCTTCTAAGACCTTTTAACCATCTTTACGAAAATAATCATAACGAGTACTCGATTCAGATAAGCCTCTATAGACTAATATTAGAGGAAGAAGCAAACATAGAAACGCAGGACGGTTTTTTATGCCACATAGGACCTGACGGGCCAGCTAAATTATACAGAACAAAGGATTTAAGAGAACCTCTAAGAGCTTATCTTAATGATAATCGGGTAGACTTTGATATTTTTTCTATCGATTAAGAAACAATTACGTAAAAACGACTAAAATAAATAAATAAAAAAACAACATGGCAAAGCAAAAATCAGAAGAAACTACATTAGAACTTCAAGAAGGACCTTTTCAAGAAGGACCGGGAGCATCTGCTTCTATTGACTTCGATACTTTAAACCAAGAGACTGGTCTTTCTATAGACAAGGACCTGGTTGAGTCTTTAGAGTTACAGATCAAATCTAAAAAAGAAGAAATTAAAACTAAAGTTTATGCAGTAACCTTTAGTCAGGATCTTTTAGCTAGATATGAAGCTTACATTACTAATGAAGCAGAGTGGAACGCTACAGAAGCTTTAGGAATTAAAGAGGTAAGCAAACAAATCCAAAAGATTAAAAAAGAAGGCGTAAAGAACCAAGTTATTTATATGCCAGCTTTACCGTTAGAGGCAAGCCACTACTTTATTTCTAAAAGCAAAGGTAAAGGACTTGCAAGCGCTGAAGCATTTATCGAATTGTATAAGCCTTTCGATCAAGCTTTAAGCGATGCTAAAAAAGACGTAGCAGAGATAAAAGACCTAGAAAAACAATTAGGTGCTGCTATGCAAGGTGTTACTTTAGGCTAATCAACCCTATCATATAAATAAAACCGGACCATTATAGGTTCGGTTTTTTTGTTGCGTTTTGGTATAGATATATAAAGAAATAAAAACAGCTATATGAAAACAGTAGAAAAAATCAAAAGTTATTCTTGGGCTATCACCCTATTCTTAACCATTATCATTCTATTTAGACAATGTGGTGTTAACAGAGACGTGGATAGATTACAGAAAAATGCTAAAATCCAAAGCTCTTATATGGATTCTCTTTGCACCAAAAACGAGTTAAATAAGATCATTGAGATCGAAGGTCTAAAGGCAGAAAAAAGAATGATCCAATCAACTGACAGAAAGATCATGGACGTTAATCGTCAATCTGAAATCGATCTAGAAATTAAAAAACTTGAAAATTCTAAATAATGGGAAAGAAAACGACTAGCTATTTCATAATAGGTACATTCGTTACCCTGTACCTACTTGTTTCAGTAATATCAACCATACACGTAATAGATTTCTTTAAATTATCTAATCCGGACTGGTTAGCTATAAGTTTGGCTGTGGCTTTTGAAGTTGGTGCTGCAGCTTCACTTGCTTCTTTGATTACTCTAGACAAAATGAACAAGGGAATAGTTTGGGGTCTTTTTATAATATTGACTCTTATGCAAGCTATGGGTAACACGTATTACGCATACACCCACCTGAATAACTTCCAAGGTTGGATAGAGTTATTTGGTCTCACTGAAGAGGACTTGATATATCAAAAAAGAGTACTTTCAATAGTTAGTGGGGCTATTTTACCTATAGTTGCATTAGGATTTATTAAATCTCTGGTTGATTATATAAGACCTTCGGAAGAATTAACCAAGTCAGAAATTGAAGAAAAAATAGAGGACATTATCGAGGAAAAAATAGAGGATGCTCTAGATGAAAAAATAGAGGATGTCATAGAGGAAAAAATTGACGATAAGGTCGAAGAACTGGAAGAGAAGGTTGAAGAGCTAGAAGAAAAAGTTGAGGCCGTTGTTGATGGTGGAGATTCAAACGAACCTGAGATAATTCCTCAATCACCAACAGAACCTCTCGTAGAACCAATACTACCTTTGAACGCGGAAAGGTACCACGCATCCGTTGATATAGATCCAATGAAAATAAATTAATCACAAGTGGCAGATCAGGACATAACATCATATAATTTCGACGGTGGATCAGCACTCACCGAAGGCGGAGATTTTTTAGCCGGAGCATCTGCAGGATATCCATTAAATCCCATGGAGGGAGCGACAGGTGGATTCGATACTGTTTATACAAATATAGCAGTAACGAGAGATACCCTTCCTAGGATAGAGGCTACGTTTAGAGAATTCAATGAAAAACCTGAACTTAAATTTATAAAGGAATCCTTTGTAGTAACACAGAAGGCAGACACCTTAGATTATCTTGATGTTGCTTATTTCTTCCATCCTCTGCAGAATTTCTCGGATTTCCAAAAACAAACATTCACAATAGGCCCACTAAATTCTGTTAATATAGATCCAGGATCATTCGAGGGAACTCTAGGTGAGGCTTCTATGATAATAGCCAGAGCTTATTACTTACCTGAATCAAATAAGGACGAGAGAATTCTATTCTGGGATTACAAAGGGGGTAGTAGAAATTTAATGGGTAAAATAATGATCCTGACAGGTGCCATTAAAAAAGATCTACATTGGAAAGGATGGGATTTGGACCCGTTCTCTACATATGGACACACTGGGCCGGCAAACATTAGTAACGGAGGTCTTTCGTTTACTAACCCCACGTCGAAGACAGTTAAATTAACTATAATAACAGCTAATTAATAGAATGGCAACTAAACCGATAACATGTCCGTATGACGAAGGAACCGGATTCAGGTTCAACAGAGGAAATCTTGTTTTAGATGAGGGAAAT